GCGTTCCCCGTCAATCCGACTGGCTTTTGCACCACGGTGTACGGGCTTGCCGAGACTATGTCCGCCGCTGCCCACTGATACAGCCACTGGTACGGCACGGCCGTTCCGGTAGCGCCGACGATCACGCCAAGCTGCCCCATCGAAGTGACATCCTCGAACATCACGCGCCTGGTGCGCTCGAGGTCCTGCTCTCCGCGAGCGAGGTTGCCGGATCGACCTAGCCTCACCAGTAGCCCTTTTCTACGCGCGCCTTCAGTCGGGTGTCGCCTGCGAAAATGTTGTTGAAGTCAGCGGAGCTGCGCGGAAGTCGTTTCCACCGAACATCGGCAAGCTCGCCGGCGCTCGTGCGCTTGGGCTTGCCGTCGGCATCGACGATCGGAACCTGCTCGTGGTGATAGTACGCGTCGTACAGCATCTCGAAGACGACTTCGTAGAACTCGTCCTGCGTTTCGACCACAGAAACGCCTTCGATGATGAGCGTGTTGGCGGCGAAACCCAGGAAGGTCGCGCTGTTGCGCAGTCCGATCCATGTGCTCACAGTCGCGGCCTGCGCCTGCACGCTCGCGAGCGTCGCGTCGCGCATGATCCGCATGCGCACGGCTATCTGCGGCACCTGCTGCGTGCTGCCCTGGTCCTGCTGCTTGATCGAGGATCCGCCGATGTCCGCCCCTGTAGCGTCGCTCGCCGCCGGCGGCGCGGTCGTCCAGGACGCGCGGTACAGGTTGATCGTGCGGGTACGCGCGACATACTCCGTCGACACAGGCAGCTGCAGCGTGCTCACATAAGGATTCGCGATCGGCAGCGTCGGATCCATGCAATAGCGGGTAGTCCATTTCAGGCCAAGCCTAAGCGCCTTCCCGCCGTCCATGTATTCGGCTGTGTAGCCGCGGAATCTAGCGGCATTTTCCCAGGTCGCGCTCGAGGCGCCAGGAAACAGCGATCCGACGAGCGGCAGGATGCCGGCCGTGCGCAAGGCCGCGATGTCGTCTGGGTTGTTGATGTCCGGCGTGGTCGGCGGAAGGCCGATCGCCGTGTATTCGACGACTAGCTGCATCATGAGCACGCCTTCCGACTCGAGCGTCGGTTCGGTCGTGTCGCGACTCATCCGGTAATAGGTAAAGAGGCCGGCGGTTGGCATCAGCTCAGGTTCCTATTGATTCGCTTTAGTTCACGCGTCGTAGCGTCGGCTCGTGGCGTGTCCATGAACTCGGTGAAAGTCGCGTGCAGGTCGGATCGCCGGCGCGGATCGTTCATCAGCGCCTGGAGATACTGCGCCTGGCCCTCGGGGGCGACGGCCGCGTATCCGGCGGCGAGCGCCTGGCCGACCTTCTCGCTGAGCGTCCCGTCGGCTGTGAAGAGCTTGCCGAGATAGGCACCGAACATGCCTGGGAGCTTCTTCGCTTCGCTGCCGAATTGCTCGAGCATCGTCTTTTGCCCGCCGCTGCCGAACACAAGCCCGGCGCCAAAGCCCGCTACGCCAGGCTGCGGCTTGTTGCGCTCTTCGAAACGCGCAAGCGTCTCGAGCACGGCGGAATTCATGCCGGCCGCAAGCTCGCCGGTAGCCTGGAATTTCTGAAACGCCTCTCCGGCTCCATTCGCGGCGTCCGTCATGGCATCGAATGCCTTCGTGAGGCTCAGGAAGGCCGCTAGGCCGCCCCCGACGGCAATGCCTCCCATTGCGGCCTCTCCGCCGAACGCACCGCCCAGAATGCCTGCTAGCGGCCCTGCGCCTACTGCGCCTAGACCAGGCTGCAGCGTCGCACGCGTGCGAGCGATGCGTTCGGCGCTCGCCTTGGTTTTGCGCTCGGCCTCTTTCAGGCCTTGGTTCATCTGCGAGGTATTCACGCTCGCAGCGATCTTTAGAGCTGGAAGCTTCGCCGTCATCGGTCCCTCCTAGCCGCGCGTGCCGAAGCACGCGAAAGCCTTCGGTTGTAGTCACCGACGGCCTTGTCGAGACTCGTGCGGAGATTGCCTTTCTGCCCCCAGTACGCGCGCCGCATGTACTTCGTCTCGTAGCGACGAGCTCCGCCGCGGCGCTTTCGCAGCCCTCGACGCCAGCCGCGGCCCTTGCCCTTTCGACGGTGCTCGTCGCCGAGGAAGTTCTGCGGGTAGGGAGTCCAGCCGACCTCGTAGAGATGCGAGCGCCAGCCGGGCAGCATGTCGCCATAACGGCCGCGCAATTCCGTTCCAGCCGCGCGGCGCCCCGTCTCGACGCCGGCCGCCGACCAGATGGCACGCCGGAATACCTTGACCTTGCTCGCGACATGCGCGCGCGTGTTGTGCGCGTTCCTGTACACATTCATGCGCATGCGCGACTCGACCTTGCCGATCCATCCCTTCAGCGCGTTGCGCATGATGATGCGCCGCTGCCTGGGCTCGTAGTCCTTCAGGCTCGCATACATCTCGGCGAGATCCTTCGGGTCGTACCTGAATTGCACGGTATAGGTGCCCGCGAACCTATCGCGGAGCGCCGTCAGCCGTTCTTTTCTGCGCACGAATCCTGCCACGAATCGCCTCCCAGTCTGGAATATCGAGCTCGTGGTTTATCAGCGCGACCGGGATGCGGTCTAGGTCCGTGCTCATGTACTTCACGGCCGCGCGGAGCACGCCGCGCGCGGCCGGTGTTAGTCCCGGCCTTCGCTGTAGAGCGCCTCCGCAGCCTTGCCGATTGCCGCGACCGTCAGGCCGTCGGCCTCGAGGGCCTGCTCGAGGGACGCGAACACAGGCGCGCCGTCCTCGAGCAGGTGCCGCCAGGCAAGCCACGCGTGCAGCTTCGTCGGCATGTTCTGCGAAACCTCGATCGCTTCGACGAGGTCAGCCGCAGAAGGTCGTCGAAGCTGCACGGAGCAGCCGGCGACCTCGACGGTAGCCGGCCTAAGGGTGAGCGCGTCGCGAATGCTTCTCATGCGATCGTCACGGCTCCGGTGATCTGGAAATCGCAGCTCGCGCGCACAAGGTCGCCGGCCTGCCCGGTGATCTCAAACCGCGTCAGAATCGCCGAGGCCGTGTAGGTCTGCGAGCTGCTGTTGGTGACGATCAGCGTAGCGATCGTGCCAGATCCAATGTAGCCCTCGAGCGTAGCGTGCGACGCCTGGGCCTGGTCATAGAAGATCTCGATTGAAGCGGAAGCGCCCTGGATTCCGGAGATGTAGCTGCGGGTCGTCGATCCGATTTCCGTCGTCTCAAGCGCGCTTCGTTCGTTCGTGAAGCTGTAGCCTCCGACGCCGAGGATGGTAACGGCTCCGAAGCTCACGCTCGCAAGATTGGTGTTGATAGCCATGCGTCACTCCGTGTAGTAGATCGTGAAGGTCTGCGTGTATTCGGCAGGCAGCGATTCGTCCCCATCGGCAGTGATCGCAGGTTCTGCGGCGCCTCCGGTGTCGATCACGGCCTCAAAGACTATGCCGGAATAAGTTCCGGCAACGGCGGCCGAGCGGACCTGCGCGCCAATTGCGATCGCGTCGATGGTCGCCTCGGCAACGCAACGGACCTCGAGATCTGCACGCTTCAGCGGCGAGGTTCCGATCGCTTCGATTGAATACTGTGCAACCTCGAAGGTGATAGCGGGCAGCGCCGTTTCCTGCAGGCGGTAGCCGTGCGTGATGCGCGCATCCGGCACTAAATTGATAGTGCTTCCCGCGGTGAGCATGGTGCGCACGGCGCTCTCGAGGCTCATACGACCTCCGTGCAGTCGATCACCGCGACTCGGTCGGCTTCGTCCAGGTTGCGGATGGCGTTTATGCGCAGCGTCTTGCCGCGCACGGTCAGGCGGTCAACTTCGCTAAGCCCGGCGCCCTGGACAGCCTGCCACCGAGCGCGTACTTCGTAGCTCTTCACGACGGCGACGCCATCGGCGAATGATGATTCGTTCCCGCTCTCGTTGCGGAGATCGGCGCGAAATTGCGCGCCGTCCGTCCATGTTTCGACGCGCATGCCAAGCGCATCCTGCGACGCGCTCGGCGTTTGAACGGTCGCAACCCACTTGAGCCGTCCCGCCGAGATCATCGGAAACCGGCCTTCGTCGTGATCGACTCGAGGATGTACTGCAGGCCGAGCGGCACCGTCGACATGGCGATCGGCTGAGAGGCTTCGGGATTGTTGTACCAGTGTCCGACAAGACTGATTACGGCGTGGACGACCTCGCTCGGCATGTCCGCGTAGCCGGCGACATAAGTCACGGTAATGGCCGTCCCTTCGTCGATGGCTGGCTTGTCGAGAAAGCGGAGCATTGGCATCGCGTCGGTGCGATCGAGCCAGTAGCTTGAGGCCGGCATGGTGGTGAGCACGCCGCCGATGTTGTACTTCACATGCGTGAGAGTCGAGAACGGAAACCACTGGAACAGCGTGTCGCGCCATTCGGCGATGTACATTTCATACGACTGCGGCTCGAGCGCGAGTCCGGTGTTGCGCGAAATAAGCGACATAGCCGCCTCGCGCAGCCTGGTGAGCTCGCGATCATCGTCGTCGTAATCGACCTTGAGAGCCGACTTGATTGTGGTGAGCGGTATGCCCATAAGACCCGGCCGGGGGGTTTCCCCCCCGGCGGGCGGTCAAGAAAGAGGAATCAGCAGGTGATCGCGGCGAACGCGCTCGCGAGCGTGATCTTCGAGTCGGTGCGCGTGTAGACGTACATCGTGGTCTGGTGGTTCGCAGCCGCGGAGTACGGGTCCATCATGGAAGTGATGCCGGTGCGGTCGAAGATCTCGAAGTAGTTGAAGTCGCCGACCACCGCGAAGACATTGTTGTTGGTGGTCGCCGTCGGCACATACTGGCCGATGCGGTACGGCACGCCGTAGATCGTGCCAGGCGCGCCGTTCGCGATGCCGCCCTCGTTGCCGACCTTCCACACATAGTCGGTGGTGTTGACCTTGATCTTGCGCACCGTCTTCAGGAGGGAGTCGGAAATGAGCCAGGAGAACCGCGGCGAGCTGCGGTACTGCGGCGGCACCAGATGCACGGTGTCGATGAGGTTGTCGCCCGTGACGGTGGTCACAGCGGCGCCGCCGAGGTCGGTGACCTGAGAGGCCCCCGAGAGCTTCGTCTGTGCCGACGAACCGGCGATGCCTTCCGGCTGCGAGCTGTTCGTGCCGGTGGTGTAGGCGTCCTCCTGCTTCAGGCCGATCGAGAGGCCGCACTTGTCGGCCACATACTGCAGGCCACTGCCGATGCCGCCGTTTCCAATGGCGTCCTCGATGAACTCCTGGCTCATCTTGACGGCGGTCACATACTTGTACGGAACGACGGAAATCGCGGTGCTGAAGCTCGGATCGGTCGCCGTGATCGCGCCAGCCTCCGCCACGAGATCGGTGGTCGGCAGACCGTTCTCAACCGAGATCGTCCGCTTCGAGTCGATCGTCGAGATCGGGCACATCGACCGCAGAACATTGGTCTGCTGCAGCTTGTTGATGATGCGGCGCTCGAGGTCGGTCGGAATCGCCGCGCCCGAGGTGCTCGTCGAGAGCGCGCGCATCTCGGCGTTGTCGCCGCGCACCACCGCGTTGAGCCAGCGCTGCGCGTAGGCCTCGCTGCCGCGGTCGTTCGCGTCGCCGAGCTGCGCGGCCTTCGGCGCGCGCGACTCGAACATCGGCTGCGACTCCAGCTTTGCGAGGCGCGCCTGCAGCGACTGCAGCTGAGCGCGCTCCTCGATCGCCGAGAGGTCGGCGTCCATGCGCGCGATCTTCTCGCGCTCCTCGCCGCTGCCGCGAACCTCGACGGTCTGGGTGGCCGCGCCAGTGCGGCGCGCGAAGGCGTCGAGCGCCTTGCGGTACTCGTGCACGGTGTTCTGCATGTCGTTCAGCTCGTCCATTGGATCATCCTTTGCATGTGGAGTTCGAGCCGCAGGCGCGCGGCTTCGATTGATGCCGCGGAAACGCTCCGCAGGCTCGAATTGGTTTGTGGGTAGGCGGCGTCCTGGACGATCGAAACCTCGACGAGCTTCGCGCGCTTCACGAGGCGTTCGGTCCGCTTCGCGTTCCAAGATTCGTCCTCGACATAGAAGCCAAACGACATCTCGCCGGTGAGGTCGCCGCGCTCGAGCAGCGCGCGAACATCATTGCCAAGGCTCGTTTCGGGCAGGGAAGCCTCGAAGGCAAGGCCGTTCCGGTCGCTGCGCAGCTTCAAGGTGCCGCTCTTCGTGCGCGCCAGCAGCGCGGCCGGGTCGTGGTTGTAGAGCAGCTTTACATCGGCGGAACTGCGGAGTGTTTCGCCGAACGCACCGGGCGCGATGCGTTCGACGAACGCGCGGCCCTGCTCGACTATCTCGCGCGAATCTTCGCCGTAGACGGCTGCGTATCCCGCGATTGTGCGGCCGTCGAGCTTCTGCTCGGTCGCGTCGAGCGAGCGTCTAGAAAGCATCATTTGCGGTGCCCTCCTGCGCACTGGTGTCGGTGCCGAGATTCGTCGAGCCGCCGCCGGTGCCGACATTCAACGCCAGAGTCGGCTCGTCGAGGCCAGGGAGCGGCG